CTGATAATTTCGTCAGCACTTGGGGGTATATCTCCAATGGTTGTGATGTTCTTCAGGTGGGAGATATCACTGTTACCGACTCGGCTAAGTTTCTCCAAGTCTCCCTTCGTAAAGCTTGAAGTTGCGAATCGGCTATACGGTACTCCAGATACTCTCGCCATCGCCCGGTATAGTGTGAGGGAATTGGAGTCTTCGAGGGAGAAGTCCAGCACAAGACCGGACTCCTTGGCGATTGCATCAATGATGTTACTCTTGAGGGTAGTTTTGAATGTACCCGTTTCCCCAAAGAGTACCGTGACCTTGTCCCTCGGGATACCCCCGGGGACCACGCTCTCAAGTCCGACTCCTGATGATAGTCCAGCAACTTCAACTTCCCCACAAGATGCCAGGTCGGACAGTAGAGCTTTGGCTTCGTCCGCTTGAGTCGCTCGACTGGTATGTCCAAGGGTCTGGATCTCCTCTAGCTGTTTGATTGTTCCTTCGATAATATCGGCGGCATCATGGGCTTCTTGTACCCTTTGCGAAGCCTCGCTTGTAATGTTAGCTGTGGCTCGCTTGCCGTACTCCCTGCGGATATGTGCAGAGATGGTACCGTGAACCCCAACCGTTGCCGCCTTAACCACGGCTCTCGAAACGAAGGACCACCAATGCGTCTCTGCTTCTTTGCTTCCGTCTCCAAGATCCGTGACAATGTCAATCTCCTCCACAGAATTTTTTGAATCTGATAGATGTAGGATACTTGCATACACTTCCCCACAGTAGTGGTTACTGAAGTGTTCCGGGGCTAACCCACATTCCCCAGCCAGGTCTGGGTCTAAGATCAGCCGGCCTATCAGACTCATCTCCTGATCGTTCAGGAACTGGTTAGGGTCTATCTCAGACGTTCCACCGTGGGTCATGTGTCCCTGCATCTTCCGCCTTTCTGAGCAAGTCTGGGTAGTATCGAAGGATCTGCTCTACAGTCGGGAGGGCCTTGCCCTTCCAGCCGCCAGCAGCCAGATACTCCCCAATGACGTATGCACTGTCTGGAGTCATGCCGTCCACTTCCCTCATACGCCATTCTGCTAGTTTGTACCACTTGGTGTCGAAAGGTTCCGATACAACGGTATCACCAGCAACAGCTAAGAGGGAGTCAATGAAGGCCACAGCATCTGGGTCTTGTCGAAATGCAGTGGCGGCTTTACCTTTAGCGGTGGCAGCGTCTAGCATGACAGCGATGGCGCAGAGTAGTGGCCGGATGTCATTCGTCTCGTTCTTGAAGACCTGATTCCATGCGTCTTCTCCCCGCTTGGCCAGTTTGTACGCTCTACTTCTCTTGTCCATAGTTCCTCCTCTAGATACAAAAGGGGCCCCAGTCCTAAGACCGGAGCCCCTCCCAGGGATTTAAGCTACAGGGAAGTCAGTAGCCGAAGACTTCTTTCGAGATCGACGCCGACTCGGTTTAGCCGATGCCTCCTGAGATCCGCCAGCCTTGGGCATAAACTCCACCCGGGCATTCTTGATCTCCGTAATGTATCGAGTGTCCCCATCGTCGGTCTCATAGGTCCGAGTCCGAGGGTTACCCTGAACAATGACACCAGCACCCTTGGCAAGGTACTTAGCGCAGGCTTCTGCCTGGGAGCCCCAGACCTCAACCTTGTGCCACTCCGTATGCTCCTGCTTCTCTCCGTCCTTGCTAAACCAGACTTCGTTGGTAGCGACGGTCATATTGCAGACGACAGAGCTGCCAACCTCTCGAAGGTCGGGATCAGCACCAAGGTTACCGTGGATAATTTGTAGATTCATGTTTCGTTTTCCTTTTCTGTTTCGTTGTCTATTTGCCAGTTACGAGGGGAGCATCAGCAAGCTGATCACTCTCATCAAGGTCGCCACTAAGAGTACCAAAACCGCAAAGAGCAAGAGCCCGTCCAATAGCGCCTGTCTCTGCACACTCAAGAGGGTACTGTGCAGCCGCCCCTTTGCCTCCGACTTTGACCTGCTTATAAGCTGTGGCCCTAACATCGTATCCTTCAGCGATGGTCGCTTTGACATAGGGGATATCTCCGACCTGCTCTACCTCTGTATAGATAGTAGCCTCAGGGTTCATGTATCGGAATCGGACCACACGGTGGGCCACTTGGAGGTAGTCTTTGCCCTTCAGGGACAGGATACCTTCACCGACGATATCGTTGATGGTGTCGGTTGAGATCTCAGGTAGTTTCATTCTTTCGTTTCCTTATCTTATACAATCGTTCATTGTCTAGGTCAGACTCACCTGTGCAGACTGGTTTGAATTCGCAAGTCCTGCCATACATTTGACAAGAGGTGTGGTTCTTTGGGAATCGACCCAATCGAGTGGCTTCACTCATGGCCTCTTCCCACATGCCCACCTGCTCCATCACCTCATCTACGTTAGGTTGAATCAACCGCCTCACGTGATAGCTGTCCTGGTCATTGAAGATCTTACCCCTGACCCTGTGATAGAAGTCAGAAGGAGTCTCTTGTATGATTCGGCGGCCATCCTTGCCCATCTTCATCTTAGGCACCCTGGACACATCATAGAGGACACCGTCAATCGGTATGTCTAGAATCTCCTTAGCGAACCAGGCATAGTATCCTGTTTGGAGATCTAAGTCCAACTTGGCCCAGTACCAAGATGAGTCACTCAGGTACGATCGAGTCGTCTTGCTCTCGACCAGGAGGGTCCTTCCTCTATACTCGATGATGGCGTCGAATATAACAACCCTTTGTCCAAATTCGGTGTCGATCTCGTGTTTGGTCTCCACCTGTATGACATTAACCTCGTCGAGGTCATACCTGTCAAAGTAAGAGTCCATGAGGGCTTGGGCGATTTGAAACTGGTCCGGGTCAACAAATAGATCCGGCTTAATCTTGTAGCCGCTTTTACCATTCCAGAACCCGTCCAGTCCCTCATGAAACTCCTGTCCAAATGTGAGATTGTCGCTGTTGAACTTGGTAGTCCTATTGTCCAGGTACTTGTACTTGTACAGCCTGGGGCATCGAGCAAACGTCTCGACTGATGTCTTAGCGACCCGTATCAATATGCACCACCCTAGGCTTCTCCCCGTACCTCTCGCAGACGTCCTCGTATACCTTATACATCAGAGGGTGGTTAAGCTCCCCTGTTACTCTGGAGTACTCTACGATCTTATGTACGAGGGCCCAGACCTCCATCAGCTGGACAGAGAGGTATGCAAGCTGGGAATCGATACTGCCCCGGTGTGTGTACGAGTCTTCTGTACGGGTTTCCACTCTGCCTCCATGTTTCGAATCTGAGCATTCTTTCGAAGGATAGCTATATTCAGCGCTCGTAGCTGCTCCTTCTGGTTCCGAAGCTTCCGCCGCAGTCGGGCATTCACCTCTCGTTGCCTCTTCAATAACCTTGAGGCTTTCTCTTCCTTCTTCTTCCAGAACATTCTCTCTCCCTGTTGTTGGTTTCATTCTTTGGTGGAGACGCTCGGAGTCGAACCGAGGTCCAGAATAGTTCCTACTGGAGGCTCTCTACCCTGTCGATACCTATCACCGTCCCCTTGGCGAAGGTACCCGCCTATCCTTGCGGGCACCCTCTATGGCATGTTCATGTTTGGTAGGATTTGAACCTACGACATCAAGATTAAAAGTCTTGCGATCTAACCGAGCTGATCTACAAACGTATGCTTGTGAGATTGTCTTTCTCGATCTACTTTACGTTAACGTTAGCGTCTTGCCATTTGACCAGAGTCCCATACGTGGAGGGACTCACGGGAATCGAACCCGTATCTCTAAGGCTTGAGTAAATCGAAGGCGACTCTCTCAGATAAGTCTAAACTTGTGAGGAAAGCTTCAGATTGCTCTCTTCTAAGTTTAAGCCTAAGCCTGAACTTGCCTCAAATCTATCCCAGTAGATAGTTGAAGACCTCGTCACTGACGTTGATCTTCGGTGCATCTACTGCATTTGCTTCCTCTCTGGCAAACTTAACTGCCTTCAACAGTGTATCTACCCTAGTAAGGTAGAGCTTCTTCTGATCCCGGGACATAGCCCCACTCTGCTTGATCGTCTCCCAGTGTCCAACAATGACATCCTGGCTAACCAACTGAGTCTGCGCCGGGTGCCTCTCCGTTGCATCGTAAAGGACGATCGGCTTCTGTACCTTCTTAGTACTCTGAGTGGTTAGAGGCTCACTCTCATACAATCCGGTAGCCTCTCGAAGCTCCCACTTCTCATCCTCGGATAGGACTGGGAGATGGGAGAGGAAGGCTCGGATGTCAATGAGGTACTTCTCCAGGAATAGAAGGTAAGTGACAGGTGCCCCAGCAACGATGGTACGACCAGCAACAACAACGTCAGCAGTAGCTCCACAGTTAGCATAGTCCTTCTGGGCAGTGATGTCGATTAGTTCCGAGAAACTCTCTCGTAGGAGATCCAGAGCCTCTTGTGCTCTGATCTGGACCCGTTTAGATTCTGGGGGTCGTTCTTCACCACTGTCCTCAGAAGGACGCCAATTCTTTACGAAGCCATCAAATAAGGCTGGCTTCTGTACCTGCTTGTAAACGGTAGAGGCACTCTTGTGAGCCTCACTCTTAACACTCTTCTCAACTGCGATGATCTGGTTCAGTTTGCTCAATTCATCATCTCCTTCTTTTCGTCGTCTTTTTTAGCTTCAGCTAGGATTGCGTTAACTTCATTGTGGGCGGTCCTCACTAACTCCTGAGCCTCACCCACATTCTCTACCAAAATTCCGATAGCGATGGCCAGTGACCCTGCTGCCAGATTAGCTGGCAGTCCTGATTCCTCTAACCTTTCTAGAGTATCTGTAGCCACGTCGATCATCTCTCTCAAATCTTCTAGCTTCTCTTCATCCGTCATAGTAAATCTCCGGTACACAAATCTGTCTCCTCCAGGATAGCGGTAAGCAGACTGTACCGTCATTACAAGCTACATTGGAGGCACACTCTGGTGTGCATAGTGTTATGTCATGCTCCTCATAGATTACACAGATCTCAAAGTTACGACAGTCTTCCTGCAGCTCGCAGTGCCTATAACAGTAGGCTGGTCCATCGCCGCCAATATCTTCGAAACCGGCCGGGCATTCGTACTGCCCGAAAAAGTACTCATCTATTGTAGCACAGGTCGAGAGGCAGAGCAAGGCCAAAAGGGGGGCAATCATCACTTTCTTCATTCGATTTCCTAGGTCGGGGGTAGATACACGAGGGGTATACCGAGACCCCATGCTTGATGGAGCCCCTCGGGGTCGCTGTACCCGGCCACCTCGGTATCGGCTTTGATGCCCCCTCCCTGGTCTCATTCAGGAAAGGGTACCGTCACCAACTCTAGGACCCATGCAGCGTTTCGGGATGCCCTCGTGAATCATCCTCCATGACCACCTTCGCAGGTGCTGCTCTGAATCCAGCCAATTTCTTGCAGTTGATGGCTATCCCTGCTTCACCTTTTGGTATTGGACTTGGTGCTTGAGGTCCAACGATTTCTCGTCCTACTATTATAGCATAGGTGAATCCAAAATTGCAAGGACCAAATCCAGGTTGGCATAGATCTTGCGGTTAGTCTAGGCCCATCCAGACCTTATCCCAATCGCTGAGGGTCGAGTCATCCAGCATGTTCTCAAGGTCCTGATTTGACAGTCCCTCTCGATGAGCGTACTCTCGACCAATCTCGAATGGAACGTAGCGGAGCTTCTTCTTCCGTTTAATGAATAGCTTCTTCTTCTTAGAAAATAGTCCCTTGGTCAGATGCTTCATCTGGTCCTCCTCCTAGCAAGTAAAGTGTCTCGGTAGTACCCTCATTATTGATACCGTACTGTTCAGCGTATTCTACAGCCCAGTCCATCCCAGGTATCTTTATCTCTGCGTAGTCATTACGACAGATGAATACCACCTGTGGAGCAAGGTAATAGATTTTCTGGGGTCGAAGTAACCTGGCCGCCGATACCCCTTCCAGGATACAGGATCCGGTCTGGGCTACTTTCCTAGCAATTTCATACGGTTGCCGCTCTCGGTGGAGATGCAGGAAACCATCTGTATGGATTACAGGCAAAGCTAGAAGCTCACCCAGGCGGTTAGCTAGGGTGGTCTTCCCAGATCTAGGAGCCCCTGTTATGCAGATTATCATTCCTTATTCATCTCCACCATGAACTCATTGAGCATGACATGGAACAACTTTACCCTGTCATATTGGTCATCTAGAGCATAGCTGCTAACTTTCATGGGCTTGTTGATTAGTAGCTCATACAAGACGTTGATAATATTAGCTAATTCCATTGTCAATCATTCCCTATAGTTATGTCAATTTCAGTTAGCCGATTGCATTCACCCGGCTGCAAGTTACCACCACTGACTACCCCTGAGAGGTAGCCTTCGAAGTGGTGATACAATGCGTCGTCATCGCAGTCAATCAAGTCTACAGCCTGAGCATGTTGTAGCCAAGTGTAGACTAGATCTATCAGTCGAATCTTCACAGCCCCATCTCCTTCCTGTTCTTGGTCCAGAAATACCCTTTAATCGCTGCAGTGTAGGCACCACCGGCCCACATGGACCGGTATGCCTTCCTAGCTAGCTTGTTTGGAAATTTTTGGATATGCTTAACTCGTTTGCGGTACTTCTTACTCGCATACTTCTTAGTCGGTGATGCTCTCATTTAGTTTCCTCCATACCTCGTTGTACCCATCTCGAACACCGTCAAAATACTCGGTGCTCTCTTCTTTGGCCACCTGCTCTGCCTCATGGGCATGCTTAGCTAGCCACTGCATCAGCTCTTCCTTATCCAACAACTGGCAACCTCTTCTTTCTAGCCCCGTGGACTCTAATCCAGATGTTCTTCCTCTTATCCGCCGGCCCCTCCTTACCATCGCAGAGACCGCACTGCTTACACGTGACGCCCCTGGAATCAGCGGGGCACTCGATAGCATCCTTTGGAGCTTCAGCCCCCTCAGCTAAGACTAGGAAGCATCTGTAGCCCAAAGCCTTGGCCTCCTCGTACTCCCTCATGGAATCTACGGAAGCCATACAGACATCCTGCAGATCCGCTCCCTTGTGCCACTGGTGAGTGTAGCCAGTCCAGGATGGGACATGGTCCAACACCTCTTGTAGCACCTCCTTGGGAATGTAGGCTGGATCTCCCCAAGCTCCTAGTCGAAGCTTGTTCTCTGCCATGATCTCCAAGGTCTTGGCTATGTGCTTAACACCGTCATAGCTACCTCTCTCAGCCGCTGCCCAGATTGCTCTGGGAGCTTGCCAAGGTGGAACGTAGCAGGCACCCTCTTTGTAGTGTCGATGCTTACAATCTCCACAGACAATAGAGTCTGCTCCAGTTTTGACAGCCTCAACTGGATCTACCTTTCTGGGTAAGATCCACAGCTGGGGCATGTCATCCGTCTTTCTGTTGCTACTCTTAGGAGTGACAACGATTCGAACATCTTCATCTTCATGGACTATCATTTTGTCTCCTGTACTGGGCCTTCCCACTCATCACAGAGGTCAGACCATTTCTCCATAGCCTCCTTCTCAGTCCACCACCAAACATGCGGCCGTGGTCCAGAATCAGGGGCTCCATCGTAACAATCGTTACAGATGATATCTACAACTCCTAAGTCATGTATGATACATGGCTCTTGCCCACACTGAGGGCAGGGTTCTACTAGCATCTCTTCTCCTTCTGGTTACTGGTTCATAAGACTAAACAGGGACAGGAACCGTAGCTCCTGCCCCCTCGGTAGTCCTACGCTACCACTTTGTCAAAGAACTTGTGAGCCCGGACCTGGCCCTGTACCCGATTACTCGGTGCTACCTTCTTCAACCCCTCCGTACAGCCATTGTACAATGACCATACATTCCTCTCAGCGAATTCCTCATGTCGAGGGTTCCGCCAGTCCTCGAAAGCTACGTTAGCCACAGTTGGCGTAATAGCCTTCGTCCCAATGGCCTCTCCTAGGAGCTGGTAGCCCCTAGTCTCTGAGAGACCACTGTTTTGCATCTGCATCACAGACTCTTGCATCTTTCGATAGTTGACCTGTGCATTAGATGCCACACCCTCTAGGAGATAACGAAGATCATCATAAGCTCGGACAGTGTTCTTCCTAGCTACCTTATGCGTATCGCCATCCATCATCATGTTACTACAGACAAAGACCGAAGCCCCTGCAATGCTCTGGTTACTAATGCTCTTATCATAAGAGCCTCGGAAACCGTGAGAGTAGGTGAACACTCCGTTATCATCTAGGTCAAAGTCCATAACGCCGAACATCTGCGTTCCACTCTTGTTAGTACCATAGATAGCGGAGGATGGCTCCAATCCATACATCCTCCAGTAGACGTCTCGGATCATATCGATATGATCACAGTACGATACTGGCCTGTAGATTCCATAGGAATCAGGGATGGGAATTGCTTTCAACTCGTCATAGCTCTTACGTGATTCTACCATTAACGTCATTTTATCTCATTCCTTTCAGGGTTTCAACACTCAGCTCGTTCTCTACTCCGACTCTCTTCATCCTATTCAAGAAATCTTCCATGAATAGGTCTTTCTGAATCCGTCTCATATAGACACCGTCCTTATAGCCACCATCGGTAGCATAATGAGCGGCCTCATCATGACACTCTTGCATGTCTCCTATAAGACACAGCTGATGAGCGTCATACGTCTTCTTAAATAGAAGTATGTCGCATACAGCACTGTTCTCCATACTCTTGTGGAAATCTCCATCCTCAAGTAGGAAGCCAGCTGCACATTTCAGATTACCAGGACCTCGGTAGCTACAGCCACCGTTAGCCTCAGTAGAAGGTTTACCTTGTATTGACATCTGTTCTAGAACAAAATCAAACAACTCTTGGTCTGTTCCTGTCTTCATTTCTAGTCCTTTCCTGTGATTACTTCATAGATCCACAGTAGAAACACAGCCGACCCTATTCCTAGGGCCAGCCATGCCTCGACTACTACCTCAGACACTGTGCAAGCCAGCTTCAACAGCCTTCTTGATTAGCCCCTCAGGTCTCACGCCAACCATAAAGTTGTACGCTTCTCCCATGGAACCAAGCTTGAGAGCTAGATCAACTACCTTGGTCAATGCCTTGTCACTAGTCACCGGATAACCGTAGGGTTTGCCTTTAAGAAAAAAGACCAACTCACTCTTATCTGGATCGAAATGAACACTGTCAACAAATGAGCTTTCAATAGTCACGTTATCTCCTAATGGTCAGGGTTGTGTTGGTGTATTTCTACACCTATCAAGGTACGAGACTGTCTCATACCCTCATAGGTGGGCCAGTTGCGTAGAAGGGACTGGCCAGCTCCTTGGCTGTTTAGGCTCATACAGCTACACTCTCAAGAGGTGATATACGTGCAAACCTCAAGTTCCACGGCTCCTAGCTACTTCTCAGTAGCCTTAGGAAAGGTAACAATGATCGAAGTGATCATAATGTCAACTTCAGGATTTTTGCCCTTGAAGTTAACAGTCATGTTACCGTCCCAATCCCTCTTGGCGTTTAATCCTTCTCCCATTGGGATAGGAACGCCCACGTCATTTAGGTAGGCGATTGCTTTTACGATTGCTTCTGCTTCGGTCGTTGCTTTGTTTCCTTTACGATCCTGTGTTGTCTACCATGAAGACTTGCGGTAACACGGAGACACCACCATAACCTAGCATGGTGATGTCCACGTGAAACCTCGCATCTTCTTCTTCTACTGCATCGGGATCCCAGTCTCCCACACACTCAGCCATGTCAAGAGCCATACTTTCGTCCTTGGCTGCTACGATGCAGCCTCGAACTTGGTTCCATTCATGACTGAGCTTGTTGGTTACCTTGTAGATGTTAATCATCGTAGGGTCCTCAATTCAGCTAGAGCTTCTGCCACTGGATTGTATTTCTGCAGCTTCAAGTACTCTATTGGGTACTCTTCACTCTTCGATATTTCCAGCATCGTATCGTATGCCTCAGGGTGATCAAGCCACCCAGTAAGGGAAACTTGTGTATCATCTGAGAAAGCATAGATTACTTTGTGCAATGTTTCTTCGCTCATCTTCTTATCTCCTGGTTGCGAGTGGAATAGCAGACTACCAGGACCAAACTAGGGTTGTTAGACTGCTAAGGCGTGGAGCTTCCAAAACTCCACACTCTCAGCGCAAGGGTCCTCGAATGGTTCTCTAGGTGCAGCTGGACCGCCGAAAGCAGTGTATAATACACAAGCTTTATCTTCATAAGGTCCAGAGATAACCGTGACAGTCTTAACCTGTCGTGGTTCTCTTGCTACTAGTCTAGATGATCCGGTTCTACCACCTCGAACGTCGTATGTAACTTCGTCCTCAGTAACTGGTTCATCTCCCATGATTGGCCCGAATAGGCCGCATGGTACGGTTCCAAGATTGTCCGGCAGTGTTACTTGTCGGATTGCTACACCCTCGGTCTCATCGAGAGAACCTAGGATGTAGGCTAGCTGCTCATCGCTAATATTGTGGTCGCAGTGCGACGCTTCAATGCGTTGAATCATGCTGTCTCCTTACTTGGTCCCAGTAGTCTGCTATCACACTCTGGTTAATGGTTGGGCCCTTGATAGTGACCACCGAGTTAATTCCCGGTGGCCCCATGGTTCTACCTTTCTAGCTAGTGACTAGGTCGTCTCGGTGGACTAGATCGCCGCTATGCTCCAACGTGTACAATTCACCGTCGTCCGTATGGATTAGGTAATCGTCATCGTCAAAGGGTAGCTCGTCGCCTTTCTCAGCGTAGAGCTTGCGGACTCGTTCAAGCTCATCGGCGTCTGCTTTATCGTGAGCCTTTCGAACGGTGACCGATTCGATACCCTCTTCGGTTACCTTCTTCGGCGTGATGTCGATGCTGCCATCGGCGATGCCTTCGAGCTTGTCCCATTCGACTTGAGCTTGCGCCGCAATCGCCTGGTCGAACTCAGTATCACCGGCATTCTCCGACACTCCAAGTCGCTCTCGGAGCTTCTTGGTTCGTTTCGTCTGCTCATGAATCACGATTGCAATCTTGCCATTACTAGCTCGAAATGCTCGCAATCCCAGAACAGCGAATCCATCCGGACGGTAGCCGTTCAACTGGCCTAGCAAGGCATTAATACCCTTGCCTCGGTCTTTGATTTCAGCGGAATGCCAAGTCCGCATGGCGAGGCTCGAAAGCTTTTCACCGGTCTGAACTGGCCACTCAGCGTCAATCATCTGAACCGCTGCCACCAGTACCGGCTGCAAAGCAACCGTTGGGATATACATGCAAGGGGCCGAATCATTGGCCATCCATGCCTGCGCAGCCTTGACGAAGAAGCCGGCTTGTCCGCCTTGATTGGCGAATGCCTGCGCTTGCGACCGTTTGATACCGCCGGCTCTAACCGTTTCCGGCTTGCTAGCGGTTTCGATGTCACTGTCACTGATTAGGTTGTCTAGATTGAACATGGTTTTCTATCTCCGTATGTTTGGGTCTCAACTATGGGGAGAGGCAACATGCCCCCCGCCACTATCAAGGCCCCTACCATTAGGAGTTGATGCCGCTACACCTACATGCTTCAGCTCGTTGCCCTACTCGGAGAGTGCAATCCGCTGTCATGCCCCTAGCGCCTATGCTCGCGAACCGGGTCGCCCCCACACTAAGGACGAAGTACCGAGCATCTGTTGGGGTCCCATCGGCTGGCCCTAGCCTATCGTCTGAAACGGCCCCGTAGGGTCTCGGCCCCGTTGGGCCCCGCCATGTCGCTACAAGAACCACACTACTAAAGCTCGGCCCCCGTGTCTACCGAAATCGACACAAAATCGCCCATCGATGTCGATTTTTCGGCCCCTGAGGTGTATTCAGCTGAATCGGTGTAAGTGGTTGATATTGTTGGGAAACTGCGGAACTGGCTGCCATGGGCCCTAGCCGCCCCCGACCGTTGGAGCCGACCACGGGCCGTACAGGCGGCCACCTGCGATGGGGACAATCGACCCCCGCCACCGTACTCGGGCCGGGTCGACGCTAATCGCCAATGGGACACTAAGTGGGGTCTGCTGTACTCAGTGGGGCCTGAATGGGCCTCAGGTTGAATGGTCCTCAGTTGGGGGCCACAGACCCCAATGAAGGGGGTTCAAGTGGCTCCTGTGGATAAGTCGCTAAGTGGTTGATATGACTACCTGTGGATAAGTGGTTTTTGAATGGTGCTCAGCCCGATTCTGTGGCATATTTGACACTGACATTGCTGTCATTTGCCCAATGATATCGCCTACTTGGAGGTATGACATTGATGTCAGGGGTATGACATGGATGTCGTGGTGGTATGACATTGATGTCATGGCCTAAGTGTATGATATCACTAGGTATTGTGGGGTACACCGTTGGCATGGGGCTTGCATATGACATGGATGCCCCTGTGGATAAGCTGTGGATGGGGTGTGGATAAGGGTGGCTAAGTGGTTGATATTAAAGGGGATTTCCCCTGTGGATAACTTGTGAGGGCGTCCGAACTGTGACTATGCAAAATTTTGATTTGAAAAGGGGTAGGATATATACCTACATGAGGGGAGACAAAAGGTGGGCAGATGTTGACAAGTATAGGTAGTATGTCTCCTAGTCCCTATAATAGTTGATGCCACCCACCCGCCCTACGGGAATAACAGGAGTGTGTAGGACATATACCTACCTTTTTAGCCGCCTTCGAGGAGGGGAAAAGCTCAAGGAACCTGTGGACTTATGAGATAGTGTAAAATAACCCTTGACAAGGTGTAGGGGAGTGTGTATAATATATATATACAGAGAAACGTCAATAGGTTTTGTTCCTGATGTTTAGTCTTATGTACTTTTGGAGGCATTGAAGCAAGTCCCTTCGGGCCTTTTACTTCAACCTCATTCGGACTTTCAGTCCTCTATTGTTCAATCTATTAGGAACAAGGGGCTAACAAGGGAACGAAGAACAAAGTAGGATTTTGGTGATAGTTGTATGGCGAGTACGGAAGAGAGTGTAACGTTTACACATTCGTTTGCTAGGTACCGGAGAAACCGGCCTAAACTAGAACAGACATTCCTTAGAGGGTTGAGGCTCCTAGACGAGCACATCAAGAGGCACGAGAGGGCCATGTTTGATGGCTCCACTGAAGAGACTCCCCCAGAATGGAATGCCCGGCTGGCAAAGCAAGGGGAGGATCTGGTCAAGAGTCTTAACTCGATTGGTCAGATGTATCTCAAGATCCAGCAGGTGAATGAAAAGATGGCTGAGTCCATGTCGGTGGAGGAGCAGGTCGAGGCGTTCCTGAATTGGGCAAAGGCCCTAGGTCGGAACAACTGGTATGCTCTCCTACGGGGATTCAGAGAAATAGAGTACGACCGGGATGAGCAACGTAAAAATAAGACCATTTGACCCAGGCGGCGACGATAAGAAGTTCGTCTTAGACCCCTGGCTCAAAGGATGGAAGAAGAGTCCCTTTGCCGGTATAGTCCCCAACAACCTGTTCAACCAGGTGTTCTTCGAGGGGGTTAACCAGCTCATGGGCCGGGGGATGCAGATCCTCATCATGGAGTCGGAAGACCCAGAGACGCAGATTGGCTTTATCGCCTTCGAGGAGGCCGCCATCCCCGTCATACACTACGTTTATGTAAAGCCGGTACTCCGGGGCATGGGATTCTTTCCCAGGCTCCTAGAGGCAGCTGGGGCGGTCTCAGGGCAACCCTTCCTTTACACCTATAGAACCCCTGATTGTCGTAAGTTCAAAAACGGGTCTCACTGCCCAGCAGTAGCTCGTAGGAAAGATTTGGAACCTATTTATGCAGAAACTCCCGGTAAAAGAAGCTAGATTCTCGGCAGATGTCGATTTTGGAGCGAGGAAAGGCCTCGTAAGGCTGATCAGCAAGGTCACCCTTCCCAATGTAGACATGTACATCAATGAGTATTCCTTCTTGGTCATTGAGGAGCCGAATCACGAGGATGTCTGGGTCCCGCTACATCACGTTATTAAGATTGTACCATGGCCACAAAAACAGAAATCCTCTTCCAAAAGCAAAAAGCCCAAAACGCCCTCGCAAAAGACCAAGGCATCCGAGATGGAGACGCCTGGCAAGCTATTCTAGCAGACCTCTTTAAGGAGCAACAGGACTTTGTCACCGACCCGGATCGACGAAAGAGCCTGATTACCCCTAGACGAGCCGGTAAGACCTACACGGCTATCTGCTACGCCCTCATTTGCGCCCTTCAGAACCCTGGATGTCGGATTCCGATCATCACATTGACCCTGAGGAGTGCAAAAAGGCTCTATTGGGAGCCATTTGCCGAGTTTAACCGCAAATATGCCCTAAAACTGGAGTACAAGAGGGCAGATAACGTAATTTTGCTCCCAAATGGGTCTCAGATCTTCTTAAACGGGGCTGAGACCATGAAAGACATCGAAAAGCTCCGTGGAGGAGCCTATAAACTCGTTTTGATCGATGAGTGTAAGTCATTTGATACATATCTGTTTCAGGAGCTGGTTGACGACATTCTTCGAGCTGCTACTAACGATACAAATGGCACTATTTGCATCATCGGTACTCCTGGCAACATTCTGGACGGACCCTTCTATGAGGCGACCTGTCCAGGCCTAAAAGACGATCATGGGCGGCTAATGACCCGGACTTTCGGAAATCCCGAGGTTTGGTGGGGAGAGCACCCAGATAAGAAGTGGAGATGGTCCAGACACACCTGGACGGTCGAACAGAACGTTCATTGCCCCCATATCTGGGCAAACTTCCTAGATGATAAGAATAGGGAGGGCTGGAGCGATGATAACCCCACTTGGCAACGAGAGGCGCTAGGTAGGTGGGTATCTCAAGGCGATACGATGGTATATGCCCTCAACCACCTTGTAGCCACTGATGGCGGGGTTGGGGAGTGCCGGTCGGTCTGGCAACGAGGTAAGGGCGCTAAATTCGATGACCATGGGCTACCCAAGGATATGGAGTGGCAATACATCATGGGAATGGACATGGGCTTCAATGACGACTTTGCTTTGGTCGTAGTTGCCTACAGTCCCTATTTAGACACTCTATATCACGTTTATGACTTCCGGGCGAATCATATGATCGTCCCGCAGATTGCATCCCTTGTAAAGAGGGTTGTGGACCAATTCGACGATAAGATCGAAGCTATGGTCGCAGATACCGGCAATCTCGCAAAAATGGTCGTAGAGACCCTGAATAAGCAATATGGCTTCTTTATTGAGGCTGCAGAGAGATCTGAGAAGTTAGACCACATTGAGCTGCTGAATTCGGACCTTTACGACAAGAAGCTGAAAATCCTGGCTAGGTCGGACCTATTCGAGGAAATGATGCACCTGCAGTGGGATCTGAGAGGAATGGACAAGAAGACTGCCATTCGCCGGAACAAGCTTAAAGAGGACCCCAATCAGCCCAATCACCTCTGTGATGCTATGCTGTACACCTGGAGGTTCTCCCTTCACCATTTCTCTAGGCAAAGAGAGGTGGAGCCAGAGGCAGAGACAACTGAGTTTTACGAGGCCTGGGACGAGGCAGAGTACCAGGCAGCGTGTGAGAAGTACCTTCGTAAGGATGAACAGGAATATGAGCCAGAGTGGACGGATGTCCTACTGGCAGAGGATGGCAGCACATGGCTGATGTAGGACAACAGATACCGATTAAAGAAATGCCCGCTACTGAGAATGAACGGCAGCAGCTCAGCAACAACTTCTGGCTGTACGAGTTTGACTGTAGAGATGGCACCCCAGTTCCAGATGAACTGGTACCAGAGCTGGAGAAGTTTGTAGCTAAGAATCTCCAGCCGCTCAGGGAGTTCCTGGACAGTCGGATCTTCATTACGAGTGCCTACAGGACTCCCCAATACAATGCCGCTGTCGGTGGGGTCAAGAATAGCTATCACCTTTATGACAAGGGTGCCTTCGCTGTAGATGTCCAGGTGCAGGGAGTTGAGCCAGCCCTAGTCAAGGTAATGATTGAGGGCCTAATCAACCTCGGCATTATGGAAGAGGGTGGAGTCGGCCTCTACAAGAATTTCGTTCACTATGATAACAGGGGATATAGAGCCAGATGGTAGATCCAGTACATGTAGAGGCTATGCTTAAGATGCTCCGTCGTAATGGCGTTGCAGCGTTTAAGTGTGAGCAATACGAGTTGGTCCTGGAAGCCCAGCCGATGGCTGCAGAACCTGAGATCGATCCTGAGGTCGAGAAGCCTAACCGAGGTGTAGATGAGGTCAACATGGCCTATGACCACCTGGGCTTCGATCCAGACAAGATGTTCCCGGCAAAGACTAAATAATGTCCTTCATGAAGACATTCTGGTGGGAGGGTGAGCCCGAGGATCCAGCTGCAAGTAGGGTCCATGAGACCCTCTTTGATACGGTGAGGACCATCGAGGAATACCAGTATGCGATTCATAAGCAGACCTTCATCAATGCAGCTTTGTATTGTAACAGGGAACTGCCGGGGTTGGACTGGGGCTCTCATACAGAACGGAATGTCGATTACAAGCCGGTCAGCAATACAGCGGAGAATCTAGTTGCATCAGTTGTCAATACTGTCTCAGCTCTCATTAGCAAGAACAAGCCAAAACCTACCCCCGTGGTTAAGGATGCCTCCTTCGCGATTGAACGATTGGGCAAGCAGCTTGACCGTTACCTCTATGGGGAGTTCCAGCACCAGGACATCTGGGCAAAGGGACAGAAGGTCTTCAACGATGCCTGCTGGGCACCGTTAGGGGCTCTCAAAGTCTACACAGACAACGGAGAGATCCACACAGAAAGAGTGATGCCCGATGAGATTATCGTGGACCAACGAGAGGTTGTTTCAGGTCAAAAGCCGTTTCAACTGTATCAGAGGAAACTGGTTCCCCGAGTGGTTCTCGAATGGGCTTTTCCAGGCCGGAAGAGAGAGATTCAAAACGCCCAGAGTTCCGGTAACTTTTACTACACGTCCTACCGCTCGCCGTCCGCTGATAATGTCGTTGTCATTGAAGCGTGGAAACTTGGTAAAGACGGTTCCCCGGGTCGGCATTCCATTGTCATTGACGGAGCGACTCTTCTCGACGAAACGTATGATAGGGATCGGTTCCCATTTGTATTCTTTCGATGGGAGAACCTTCCGACAGGATTTTACGGAAAGCCGCTAGTAGAAGAGATTGCCCCGTTCCAGCTGAGGATGAATGAGCTTAATCACAAAATCCGGCTGGCCCAAGACCTTATGTGCGTCCCTCGCATTTTCGTTGATGGCGGCTCTCGAATCGTCAAGACCCAGCTGGATAATCAGATTGCGAGAGTTATTCACTACAGAGGGAAGACGCCGGAACCGATGAACTGGCCAGGGATCTCCCCGGAGATCTATGCCGAAAGAGAACGGATTCGAGCCTCTGCCTTTGAGTATGCGGGCATCTCACAGATGTCGGCTCAAGCCAAGCTCCCAGATCAGGCCAGGTTGGACTCCTCCAAGGCTATCCGAGAATACAACGCCGTGGAGAATCAGCGGTTCTCTCTACAGGCCCAGCGGTATGAGGCTTTCTTCCTTGAGGTGGCTGAACACTTTATGGAACTGGCCTCCAATCTCTATGAGTCCGGCACAGATAGAAGCGTGCGGTTCCACAATCGCAAGCTTATCGACGATATCGCCTGGTCAGATGTTAAGGACCTTGTCGCTAATCGTCAATACGTGTTGCAGATAGAGGCTTCCTCGGTCATGAACATGTCCCCGGCAGCTAGGATGGACGAGTTGGATTCGCTAGCCTTCCGAGGTTTGATCGACACCAACCAGTACAAGAGCAACCTGGGGCATCCAGATCTAGAAGAGGTCCAGGCCCTAGGCAGCATTGGCATGGATAACATCAAGATGACAGCAGAGCAGCTGGACAGGGAAGAGTTCCCTCAGCCAGATCCTTTGCAAGATCTAAATGCTGGCATCCCCTTCATTCACCTCACCTATCTTCGGAGGGTGGAGCAGAAGGCCCCAGAGACTATCCTTCAGAACTACAGAGATTGGATTGCCCTAGCACAGGGTATCGTAGATGCGGCGGCGGCGCAGGCTCAAGAGTTGGCGAAGCAGCAGGAAGAGGCAGCCATGATGGCAGCTATGGCCTCAGGGGAGAATTTCGAGCCCCAGAACATAGGCCCAGAAGGGAACCTACAGTCAGCAGTGGCAACCTCTGCTCAAGGTATCCCAGTAGAAAGAGCCGGCGTCGGCTAAGTGTAGAACAGTATAGACTAGGAAAGATATGTCAGGTAGAGTAGAAGCTGAGATTACGTCAAGTACAATGGAACCCGGTGTTAGCACGGAGGTGGTTACTGGTGATGATGATGCAAGTGGGATGGGTGATGTAGGCGAGAGCCTAGCAGGATACATTGCCCAGAGGCGGGCAGAGCATCCAGAATGGTATAACGACCAGGAGCCCAGTGAAGCTAGCATCGAATCACAGGAACAGCCGGAACCGGCAAAAGAGGCAGCAGCGGAAGTCGAAGCCGAAGATGAACAAGCAGGGAGTGAAGATCCTAAGTTCGTCCAAGAGGCACAGAAGGAAGCAACCGCCGAGCCAGAGTCAAAAGCCCTCAAACGAATCCTCTCCAGGGAAGCTAAGCTCCGAGAAGATAAGACAGCTTTTGAAACTGAGCAAAAAGAATTCAAAGATAAGCTTGCCCAGTACGAGGCAGCGAAGAAGCACGCCGAGGTCGACCCAATCGGGTACCTTCAGACTCTCGGTGTCACACAAGAGAAACTAACCGATATAGCCAGGGCAGCGTACTACGAAAGCCTTGGTGACAGTGCTCCCGACGAGTATAAAGGACAGAAAGAATCTCTAGCGCTTAAGCGTAGATTAGCAGAGCTAGAGGCCCGTCTGGAAGCTAAGGAAGCGGCACCTGAGAAAGGTGCCAACAAGGAAGCGTTTAAGGCCTACCAAGATAGCATGATCGAGGCCACGAAGACCTTTGACACAGAGAAGTTCCCCTCAGTAGCCCGGGTGGTGGATGCGTATTCAGAAGCAGATGTTGCTGCTGATATGTTTGCCGTTGCTCAGAGCTATGCGGAACAGATGAACGGTCAAGGGGCAGCACTGACCCCGGAGCAGTGTATGGCTGAGGTCGAAAATCGATACAGTCAACTTCTGGGAAAATTGAGCCCTGCACAAGATAGCAAAGCAGCGGCGGCGCCGGCACCTAAGAGTAAGAAGCCAGCAAAGAAAACCCTTAGCAATTCTATGTCTTCTAACGTCCCACCTGAGAAGTCTTTGGATGACTTGTCCTACGATGAGGTAGCAGCAGCTGCCCGGGCAAACTTCTTCAAGACGATGCAGGGAGGATAATACTCAAAGGAACTAAATAATGTCTGGATCACAGACCCCCCAAGTTACCATTGCCAATCTGGCAAATGCGTATAAAGAACTCTTTCCACAGATCCGCCTCAACCAGTTGGCTGAGATGGATCGTGACCTCTTCAAGTGGCTCCCCAAAAAGGATGACCTCGTTGGCGGAAAAAGCTCTGGTGGATACTACCACGTGCCCGTCAAGTATGGCATGCCACAGTCCATCGCTCGTCAGTTTGGCACTGCTCAGACCAACTCCGGTGTTTCTGGAACTGGTGCGGGCAAGGTCACTCGATTCGAACTAGCTCGTAATGCCTACTACGGTGTTCTTGCTCTGGACGATGAGAGTATTCGAGCTGCCCGAGATCGTAATGGTGCGTTTTACGACATCAAAGAAGCTGAAATCGAGGATATGGTGAAACAGATCTCGATGGAGCTTGAGAAGCATCTCTGGCGAGATGGTAAGGGTGTTTCTGGAGTTATCTCCGCAATCACCACGGCCACTCCTGCAGTCATTACCCTAACCAACGCTGATGACGTTGCCAACTTCCATGTTGGTATGCTCGTCGGCGCCAATGATGCGGATACTGCTGCAACGGCTACTGACCGAGATGGAGCGGAGGCTGTTACTGCCCTCGACCTCGACGCTGGTACTATCACGATGACCTCAGATCTCGTGACCGACCACTCGTGGGCTGTTGGCGACTTCCTCTTCCGCAATGATGCAGACGGTGAAGCTGGTGAAGGTGACGGTGGTTCTAACCTCGTTATCGGTCTTGCTGGCTGGATCCCTGAGACTGCTGAATCCAGTGGTACCTTCAAGGGATCGTCTGATCGACCGGATGATGTCCAGCGACTGCAGGGCTTCCGTCAGAGCTACCTCGGTAGTATCGAGGAGACCCTGAAGAAGTGTGCTGCCAAAATGCGACGATTGGGTGGTAACTATGATACCATCTGGCTCTCGCATACCAACTGGCATCGACTTGAGCAGGAGCTTGGTAGTCGAGCAATCCGAGATGATGGTTCGGGCTCGCCCTTCGGTATCCCCAGCATCAAGTATGCTTCGCCAGACGGTGTCAAATCTGTCATGGCAGGAGCGTTCTGTCCCGATGACGTGGGTTACCTCATGAAGCGGGACTGTTGGACCCTCCATCACATGGATCCGGTTCCTCACATCGTTACTACGGATGGACTCCGTATGGCTCGCTTGTCGAGTGCAGACGGTGTCGAAGTCCGAGTCCGTATGTGGGTTGACCTCGCTTGTCGAGAGCCTAAGAACAACGGCGTTATCAGCATCAGCTAACAATATCGGTAGGGGTATGGTTCGCCCAGCCCCTACCGCTCACACTTAAGGAGCGATATTATGGCAACTATTCCAGCCACCCCTTCGAGGCGGCAATACCCCCGGTCCCTCTTCGGAGGTCCAGATTACATTGTGATCGCAGGATCTTTCGAAGTGGACGGCACTAATGATGTGACCAACGTCAAAGGCGAGGGCTTCACTGTTGATGACTCAGCTGTTGGTGTTTACACTGTTACCTTCCCTGGCTGTCTCGGCAAGGGACTTATCTCGTGTACAGCTACTGTGCAGGCAGATACGTCGGCTACCGCTGATGACTTGGTTTGTCAGGTAGGTGTGTATACTAAGGCAACTGGTGTCCTTGAACTCCTCACTGCCTCGGATGCTTTTGCAACCCTGGCTGATGGTAACGGACCCCGGGTTAACTTTATTGCGGTTTTCCACAATCGAGATAGCCTCGACGTCACCTACACGAGCTAATCATGGCTGAAAAAGCAGGACTACTTGGGAAGATGTTGGAGATCTCCGTCCCTAAAAACGTGGAGACTCCTACCTCACCCAATGAAGTAGATGAGGGGCATGAGGACGCTATCGTCTTTATGCGGGACTTCGAAAACAATGACCTATCAGCAACTCAGCGGCTTGAAGCCCTGAAGGAGCTGGTCAGGTTGATCAAATAAGGTGTGGCCCCGAGCCTAATCGGGGCATCTTTTCTATGGCTACAAGAGAAACCATAAGAGACATGATTCGGGAACGGGCGGACATCATCAATGATTGTGTCCGTCATACCGATGATATGCTCAACCAGTATATCAATGACTCTTTGAAACGGCTGCAAGCCATCTTTCTCAAGAAGGGCCTGGTAAAAATTCAAAGGGTTCACGAGCCCACAGTAGACGGTTCTACAGACTACGCCCTCCCCGATGACTACTTGGCAACGGTGGGGGTTTGGTACGTGGAGAGCCAGGGAACTTCCCGGTTACGAGAGATGGATGATATCGAGAGGGCACTTCAGACCCCTCTGGATGGTACATACGGTAGCAGATACCGAATCTTTGAGCTAGGGGAGAAGAAGGGTGATTCTCTTACCAACAAACGGATTGAGTTTTATCCCAATCCATCTTCAGGAACCTATAAACACGTGTATGTTCCTGTCCTCACCTTTTCAGCCGATACAGATTCTATTGATGATGTCCTTGGTTGGCATGAATACGTTGTGTTGGATGTTGCTGTCAAAATTTATACTAGGGATAACCTAGACCCATCCACTCTGGTCTTTGAACGAGAGAAGTGGGAGAAGGCTATTGAGGATGAGGTGGAGGCTCGATACCTCAACTCAACCTATACAGTCAATGACGTGTATGACCAAATGGGACTAACGGATGCCGCCGATAAACGGTTCCCTTGGTACCCAGACTTCTACTACAATAATGGCTACTTCTAAGCTAGAGATTCCTCATGTAGAGGATGAGGAGACCTTCCGGGCCCTCCGGTTGATGCTGGCCAAACTCAACGATGTCGGCGGCAAGGCTATCTTGGACGGTCAAGTGGTCACTGCAGCCTTAACAACGGCTGAGACAGAGGTGAGGCATAAGCTAGGTAGGAAGCCTCAAGGGTATGTAGTGGTTGGCCTCAGTGCTGCTGCTACTGTTCACGGCAGGTCTCATACTGCTAAGTATCTTAAACTGACTGCCAGTGCTACCTGCACTGCTGACCTGTGGGTGTTCTAATGGCTAGAGGCGATAACATAACTACTGGGTATACCACTGGTACAGGGGCAGATCCCTCAGGTACAGATATACCCCAAGTTGGCAACCTGAACACAGCGGCTATGGCCTCTCTAGTTACGATCATCACAGAGCTGATGAATCGGTCAGAGGCTAAGGTCACAGCTGCAGAGTTGAACGTCAACGGGACTGTAGACTTTAGCACCAATCCAGCGGAAAACCTCACGTACCTGGAGTTGGTCACCCAAGGCTCTGCTCCGTCTGCTAATGAGACCATCTACTCCAAGTTGGTCGGCTCCGTGGATGAGCTGTTCTACAAGGACAGTGCTGGCACAGAGGTGCAGATCACCGATGGTGGCTCCCTATCCGTTACCACTGGCTCAGACATCACTGGCGCTGGCTATGGTAGCGGTGGTGTGGCTATCAACTGGAACGCTGCCGGTACTAACTACCAGTTCAAATCTGGTGCAGGGGCAGATGATTACGCTGTATTGACGGCGCATGGACTGCAAATCTGGGATGGTTCCAGCCACAATATCCAGCTAGAGTCCCCTAGCTTAGCTGCTTCCTATACTCTTACCTTCCCAGCTGCTGCTACAGCAGGGTTGGTAACCTCCGATGGTTCCGGTACTCTCTCATTTGAGACGACGATTCCAGATGCTTTGACCTTCACTGGTGTCACTAATTTCTCTGGGACCTACCTCCAGAATCAGCAGCATGGGGAGGTGGCCAGGTTCTTGCCACATAGTGCAGGTTTATTTGGCTCCTCAGTAAGTGCGTCTGTAACCAGCTCCGGTTCTAGCTTTACAATTACCACACCTGATGGGACAGCAAACTATTATGCAGAGTTCCCTCTGCTGGTTCGAGAGGGTGAGAGAATCACTGAGGTGGGCTGCTATGTCAACGCAGAGTCTCTCTCAAGTAATGCTACCTGGGGGCTTTACTCCAGTGATATTACTGCAGGCTCCTGGGCAGCGGATACGACAGGAACAATCTCTACTACGGGGGCTATAACTCTAACGCCTAACTCGGTAGCAACAGACTCGACTACGTACTCTATCCGATTCCAACCCCCAAACACATCGGGTGGGCTAACGATTAACGCTGTCTGGTACAAAACTGACAAAATCATTTAATGCCGGTTAATCTGGAGACATACGAGTTCCCACTATCTGGGGGCTTGGATACCAAGACTGATGAGAAGCTGGTCACTCTGCCCTCCTTCTTGGACATCAAGAATATGGTGTTCAACAAGCATGGCTCCCTGACTAAGCGGACTGGGTACACTGGTGTCAGTATGGAAGACCTGGATGATACCTCTATCTCCGGGCTCAAGGTTCTGGCTAATCGAGAGGATGAGTTGGTGGCAGCATCTGCTACTAAGCTGTACTCTTACTCTCAGAACCAGGACAGGTGGATTGACAAGGGGGACTTCGCCCTCTATCAAGAGAGCAGCCAAAGAGTTAGCGATCTACCCACAGCTCAGACCAATGTCTCCTCTGCCACTGATGGTACTATCCGAGTCTATGCCTGGGCCAACGGTGACGGGGACTACTACTCGGTCCTATCCGCTGACGGCACAACGGTCCTGAAGGGCCCAACGTTGATTACAGCTGGGGCTACTCGGTCCCAGGTACAGGAGACTGAGTCCGGTATCCTCCTGTCCTACCTGGACACAGCAGCTGCCAGTATTAGCTTCCTCCAGTTCTCAGCCAATAACCCAGAACCAACGTCCAGGTTCCTGCTCCTCACAGATTTGCACACGGACAACCTGTATGACTTCGGCTACTCGGTAGAGGGTCAACTAGGCTTGCTAGCGTACAAGGAGACTGGTGGGGATGTCCGAGCCTTCACTGTAGACAAGACTGGTGCCTTCCAAGAGGAAGATACTACGATGCCGACTACGAGTGGGGTCGAACGGTTTATCGATGTCAAGGCTAATAGCAAACCCATTGACGTTACGGACACAGCTGTAGCCTATGGTTACCTGTGGTCGGTTTGCTATGGTGTGTCTAGTGCTACTCGGTGCTTTGTTGTCACTACTGATGCTGCTGGCCTTATTGCTGCTAATGATCTAGAGATTGGCTCATCCACAGCCTATACCTATGCTACCAGTGTTGCTGTAGATATCAGCGATGGGGCTCAGTTCTGGGAGATCCTATACACAGACGGCACCGATACCTTCATCCGAGAGAGAAGCATTTCCTCCTGGGATGCCGCTCAAAGAACCTTTGCTCAAGATGTAGTCCTAGCGGCTAAGCCAGTTAGGACAGAAGACTTCGACGACTTCTCTGCCGGGCAGGATGCCTCCTGGGTGGTGCCCCTCTTTTATTCCTCTCAGCTGCAGTCCACTGTCTTGGTATACAATTCCAGTGGCAATCCTATCTCCAGTTTCGCTAGAGGCTTAGCTTCCCTTAACACTACCAAGCCCTATCCAGATAGTCACAGGGATAGTGCAAATGCACTATCATTCCCAGTCGCTGTCAAGCAGAGAGTGGACGTTGACGATAGCCAGGCAGACGCCTACACTCAGGAGGGGATAGAGCTATTCACCCTCACGCAGAGTGGCTTTGGTGTGGATGCAGTCACAGCAGAGGGCAACCTTTACATGGGTGGCTCCCTGGTCTGGCAGTACGATGGCGTCTCTCTAGCAGAGGCAGGGTTCCTCATCTACCCAGAGCTGGACAAGAGTGCGTCTGGTATCACTGTTTCTGGAGCTACCTTAGACTATGCGGTAGAGAACCAGCCCTTCACTATCCAGCGGACGGATGGTGGACATACCAATACCTACCTCTACTACGTAGTTTACGAGTGGTACGATCACCAAGGGAATAGGCATCAGTCGGCAGCTGTCCCTATCACCATGGACAACATGGAGAACCCAGGCACAGACAATGTCACAATCGTCATCCCAGACCTCAATGTCACTTGGAAATCGGATGTCCGAGCTGCTGTGTACCGCACTCATTCGGATAGTGTTGCCCTTGCTTTTAGGGTGCCTCATAATAGTGGCAGTCTGTATCCAGGTGTATCACTGGCTAGTGGACCTTTTACTTTCATAGACAGCACTGCAGACGATGACCTCAAAGCCGGTGAAGTATTATACCTATCTAGTGGCGAGTTGGACCATGTTGCTCCTGTTGCTGGCACTGCTCTACTTAGTCATGACGATCGTATTTTCGTAGCTAACAAGGACAGGGTGTACTTCTCTAAGAGGAGCACAGACAACACCCCACCGAACTTCAACGAGGGGCTGTATATCCAGGTGCCTCCAGATGGTGGTGACATCACTGGACTGGCGACTCTAGACAATAAGCTGGTTATGTTCAAGAGGGACAGGATGTACATGTCCTCAGGAGAGGGCCCCAATGCTTTGGGTATTGGCTCCTACTCTATCCCTAGGCTGATCAGGACGGATGCTGGCTGCAAGGACAAGAGGACTATCGAGAGGGTAGCTCAGGGTGTCATGTTCCAAAGCGATAAGGGCATTTACTGGCTCAATCGAGGAGAGGCTGTTAACTACATCGGCGCTCCTGTGGAAGCTTACAACAGTGATACCTTTGTAGCCTCGACCCTGGTACCGGATGACCAGATTGTCATCTTCCTATCAGAGTCTGGCAGGACCCTGGTCTATGACTATGAGCATAACCTGTGGACTACCTACACGGATCATGGCGGTTTAGCTGCTACGGTTATCAACGATACCTACTACTACCTCAGATCAGACGGTGCCTCCGTGTACAAGAGCTACTCTGGGTACCTAGACGCGGGGTCTGTGATTACGGCGGAGGTGAAGTTTCCTTGGATCCGACCCTCTGGACTACAGCAGCGGTGGCATATTCGGAAGGCAGTCCTTCTGGGTAACTACCTTAGCGATCATGACTTGCAGGTTACGGTGGCCTTCAACTACCGAGAGTATGATGCCTATAGGAAAAGCTGGGATACTAGTGTGGCCCTAAACAATAGCACCCTTGGTGGCCCTGCTACCCTAGGCGGCGGTGATGCCCTCGGTATCGGTGACGGTACCAAGCCGGATAGAGTCTATCAGGTGGGCCATATCTTGAGAGATCAGCGGATCATGGCTGTGCAACTAACACTAACTGAGATTCCTCCAGAAACAGATCTAGGAGCATCTTTTGAACTCACAGGACTAGCCATCGAAGCTGGCGGCTACGACGATACATTTAAGCTACCGGGGAGTAAAACAATCTAATGGCCGACTGGAGAAACAGAAAAGGTAGACACTTTGGTGGTGGCGGAGGTCCCTCTTGGGGTGGTGCCCTGCAGGGTGGCCTGGGTGGCTTCATGGCTACTGGTAGTCCCTGGGGAGCGGCCGCTGGTGCAGCTCTAGGCGGTTCTGGTATCCTCAATCAGGGCAAGAGCCCACAGCAGAGGCGGAATGACCTCCTAAACAATGAGTTCCGAGGCATGAGTCGAGAGGACTACATGCCTGCTGGTGTCAATCAGGCCATGGCTCAGAACAATATGTTCTTTGACCAGTTCAATCAGAGCCCAGAGGCCCAGATGCAGAGGGACCTACTGCAGATGCAGATGGCCAATGCCCGGGGCCAGGGTGTAGCTCAAGAGAATATTGATCGTCGATTGGGTGGTCAAGTTGCAGCCGCTGGTCAAGAGCAAAGAGGGCTAAGGGCAGCCTCTGGTAGGAATGCTGCTGGTTTGGCTAACAGAACCCTAGCTGGCTCTCTAGCTAACATCTCTGGTCAAGCCGGCATTACAGGCACTCAAGCAGATTTGCAGGCTCAGCTAGCTGGTACTTCAGCTGCGGCTGGACTGGCTGGTGGGTTGCAGGACCAAAGCCTCAGGGCACAGATGGGCAGGCTCAGAGGCAATGAAGGTCTGTTCCGATTGAACCAAACTGGACAGCTGGCCTACACTGGCGACCGTACTGGTCGATTCGGTGTCTTGGCATCCCCTGGACAGAGGGTTAATGACCTCACTCATCAAGATATGCTAAACGCTCAACTGGTTGGCTGGGGAGAGGTCTTGGCTAGACGGCCCAGGGATCAGCGAACCTGGCAGCAGAAGGCTCAGGAAGAGATGGATGGTGCTCGTACAGTTGGCCCAGGTAGACCTACTCAACAGTACCCAAATGAGATTCTAGGCGGCGGTAGGGGGCTAGGCTAATGCCCATAGATGATACAGGTCGACCCAAGTCAGGCCCTTTAGGGGGTATGCTCAATGTACCTGCACCTATCAGGCTTCCACCTCTAGTCCAGGTCATTAATAACCCAGGGGCTCTACCCGATGTCTCACAGGATGGGGCTGAGTTTCAGCTAGAGGGTGAGGATGGTGACTTCGAAGCTGCCATGATGGGTGGCGCTGTTGTCCCCAATGAAGAGGTTGACATGGAAGCTGAGTGGGAAACCCTTGAAGAAGAGTTTCTAGGAGGTCCATAATGGCCGGTCCCAAAGAAGACTTTTACACTTACGGTAGAAATGGCAACGTCATTGACTTTGATGCAGAAGCAGCAGCGGCCCACGACAAACAGAAGGCGGCAGAAGAGGCTCTAAAGCAGGCAGCGGCAGAGAAGGCAGCTATTGATGCAGTCAATAAGAGCCTAGCCGAGTCTAACAAGAAGATTGGCTCTACTGTAAAGAGGAAGAGAGGGAAGAAAGCAGCTCCCTCCTTTGACGAGTTTATGGAAGCGGACCAGCAGCGATTGGCCGATAGCCGGATGCACAGGTTCAGCTTAGGCGATCTGGCGTTGACTCCTCCAGTCTCTTCTACGCCCACGGCTATGGACCAGGGCCTAGCAACAATGACTGCAGAGAGGGCTCAGTTCGGCTTCCCCGGTGGGGGGCTGGAGCTTAGGACCCCAGAAGAGGCAGAGGCTGCTATGCAGAGGCAGTCCGACATTGACCTAATCCAGGGTGTGCAAGCTGGTGACGTAGATCCGGGGCCATTGGCTCCTGGTGAAGTAGACCCGACTATACTACCCCAGGAGGGTATGGGTACATCTCCAGCAGAGATGGAATCCCAGATGAGCTATGTACCTCCCACTCAGCAGCAGAGGGAAGAGTACAGGGCCCGGGTTGCCAGAGAGACTAGGCATATTGAAGATGCTACTACGATTACCAACATCCTCTCAGGCATCCTCCCAGGGCCGCTAGCGCAGTCTTTGGGAGAGGGTGTCTCTGAGTTCATCGGTGGGTCTAAGGACGCTTACATCGAAGCTATTGAGGCTCAGAGGAAGGTTGCTACCGTAGACCAGGCGGCTATGGAGGATCGATTCCAGACGGAGGTCGAGACCTTGAACAAGCTGACCGAAGAGGAAGAAGCTAACTTCAACGATATGATGGGGAGGGCTGTCAATAGGTTCTCTTCCATTGCAGAGTTGGATGAACAGTATCGAAGCGGGTCTATTAATCCGGCAGCATCTTGGCAGGATAAGGGATTGGGAGAGAAGCTCCTCCTTGGCTATAGCTCCGGTCTGTACAGAGCATTGCAGCTTAAGCAGGGTACCCTTGGTGGTGGCAACCCCATCATCACTGCCCTAGACAATGCTATGCGGACAGATCTGGCAGCTCAGGAAGCTAACCTGAACAAGATTATCCAGGAGAGGGGCCACCTTCGTCAAGATCAGTTGGACGATGAGAGGCTGACTCAGCTAAAGAATGCTGCCCTGGCCAAGAGTGCTATGAATAAGATCTCTGGTGCCATCGCTGTCCTAAACAAGGAGATGGCTGGCAACATGGACGAGAAGGCTTTGGCGGCGGCTCAGTTGCAGCTAGCTGAACTGGAAGACCGATGGCAGAATGCTGCCTTGAAGGTCGCTGGTTCCCTCATCGCTGCCCGGACAGCAATGCTCAAGAAGAAGGGCAAAGGCGGTGGCGGTGGTACTGATAAGGGTATTGCCAAGGGCATGAAGCCTACAGAGAGGCGGATTAAAGCCTATGGTTGGGAAGTTGTTACCAAGGATGCAGCGGGTAATGTCCTCACTAGACAGCCTGCTGTGGACTTCCAAGACAAAGAGATTGCCAAGGATGCGGGCAAGCAGCTCTTTGCTAGGTACCAGCTCATCAAAGGTATTAACAAGCTTCAGTTGCTAGCTGGGGAAGGTGGCAAGGGTATGCCCACTTCTGAGCGGGTCATCATGGCTAAGCAGATTGCAGCTGAGATTGACCAGGCGTATATTATCAGCCAGGGTCGAGGCCTCAGTGAGGAAGACCTCAAGGTTGTGCAGAATGCCCGAGGTGGTAAGAACCCTCTTGCTCTACTTCAGTGGGCTGGGGATGAGATGGTTATGTCTCGATTCCGAGAGGCTAAGGACAATGCTATCTTTGAGGGTAGGACCACAATTCAGGCTCACCTCCAAGAGGGGCAGGAGCTGCAATTCACTAATCCCAAGACTAGCCTCAAAGGCATCATGCCCAGCAAAGGCAAGGATGAGGATGTCAACCCCACCCTCAAGCAGGTCCAGAATATCCTGGAAGATGCAGAGGATATCTCCCGAGTTAGGACAGCGGCGTATAACTTCTTCCGCTTGGTTGACTCCCCGGATGCCCTTAATCCAGAATCTGGTATCATCGCCAAACATCACAATGGTTCAGGTACTCTGACCATGCTCAAGAGCAGACTAAACGACTTTAAGAAGGGAGATCCTAAGGTCTACAAGGAGACTCAGGAGATTGTAAAGGACATCGAGGCTGGTATGCGGTTGAACGCTAAAAAGTTTGAGCAGGCTGAGAAGAAGGCGGCTAAGGATGCGGCAGGAGGCAAACTGCTTCAGACTCCCCCTGATCTTATGACCTTCTAATGCCACCCAAGGTACCTAAAACAGCCATTACACCATCGGGGAAGATCCGTATGGTGGAGGCTGGCGAGGTTATCCTCGTTGATACTCCTGAAGAGGCAGCTGCCGCTAGGGAGAGAGGTGCAGACTTTGAGAGTCCTACAGAAGCTGTAGAGGCATCTCAGAGGGCTGACCTACAGCGGCGGTATGGTGGCTTTGGTGAGGGAGCTAGGGCTGGCGCTGAAGGTGCTCTTGATACGTTTATACCAGGCGCAGGTACCCTCTTCTCCGAGGGTGTAGGTAGCCTCTTTGGTGAAGCTCCTGGTGGCACTCTGGCTAGGGCCCAGGTTCATCCCGGGGCTAGGACTGCTGGCACTCTGGCAGGTGTAGGTCTAGGCCTCATCAGTGGCCAAGCAGGTGCTGGTGTTGGAGCCCTCACTGGCCTCTCTGGGCTGGCTGCTAGGGGAGCTAATGCTATCACTAGAGGTGGTGGCGTAGCAAAGGCTGGTGTCCTGGGTAGAGGCGTAGCTGCTGGTGCTCTAGAGACTGGTCTGTTCTCTGCTGGTCAAGCGGTTAGCAGCGCAGTCATTACCGACAAGCCACTCACGGGTGAAGCTCTAGCGGCTAACATCTTGAAGGAGGCTGCTCTAGGCACTGTCCTGGGTGGAGCCCTCGGAGGTGCTGGGGCTGCTCTCACTCTAGGCGGCAGAGCTATCAAGGCTAGAGGGACTAAGCAGATCTTCTCAGCCTCAGACAATACCTCTGTCAATGCTAGAGAGGCCGCTCGACTTCACTTCAACAACCTGGATGAGTACTCCAAGTTTGCCAAGGGTGCCGGCGATGATGTTGCTGGGTTCACAGGTGGGCTCCAAGGTCTAGCTGCTGGAGACCTCCGTAGGGCCAAGGCTGACTTCGCAAAGTCCCTAGGGTCCAAGACAGTTACAGCCGATGACTTCATTCGAGTCCTTGAGAGTGGCTCAGACGATGCTGCTATCCGGGCTGCCGGTGCTTATGATAAGTATGTCAAGGCTATTGATGAGAGTTTGGGTGCCGGCGGGGAGGCCTCTGCTGCTACTAGGGGGGTCCTAGCTCAGCAAGGAGAGGCCTTTGACGCTGCCATCAAGACTAGGATTGACGACCTTCTAGGTAAGGAGGGTGCCTTCGAAGCAGGGGGTGGCCTCAAAGACCTAGTAGCTATTGCTGGGTTGGAGGTTGCAGAGCCGGCCTTAGGAGATCTGGGTCCCGTAGCATCTACTGTCCTTCAGGGTGTTCTCCTGTCTAGGGTAGTGAAGGGGGCTGTCTCTAAGAAGGGCTCAGGGCTCCTGGGTCAAGCTAGTCAGAGCTTCATCGGCAGAGCTACAGAAGGTGGCCTCCGTCGAACTGCAGGCACAAAGCTGGGGCTGGGTCAAGACTTGGCTTTGGGCATCGGTGCTGTAGGCAACCTAGCTGCTCGAAAGGCAACGGCTAAGGTTCTAGACAAAGACATCGGTTCTGCTGTCCGGGCTCAGTTGGGCTCTCAAGGTAGAATCGGTAGGGCTGTCACTCGATTCGGGAAGCAGTTCCTTAGAGGCCCTGTACAGTTGGCTGCTCACAAAAGCTTTGACGGTGTCCTCACTGGGGCTGAAAAAGACGACATTGCTAGCAAGAAGAATGATGCCCAGAAGTTCAAGGCTCAGATGAAAGCTGTCAATGGCCTAGTCAATAACCCAGATGCTCTAGCTCAGAGGATGAGGGAGGCTACTTCAGCCATCTCTGTCATCGACCCAGAGCTGGGAGAGTTGACCAAGAACAGCCTACTCACAAAGACCCAGTACCTAGCAGAGAAGTTCCCCATCAACCCAGGCAATATGACAACGATTGCTGGTGACCGTTGGGTGCCGTCTCCCCAAGATCTAATCAAGTTCGGCAGGTATGCAGAGGCGGTTCACGATCCAGCCGGCATTGTAGAGAGGGCTATGGCTGGTAGGCTGACCCCAGAGGCGGCAGAGGTTCTCAAGGAATTGGAGCCGGCTCACTTTGCGGAAATGCAGAAGAGGATTATGGAAGATCCAAACATCATTGAGAAGATGGAAAACGATTATCATATGCGGGTCAACCTTGGTCTTCTATTCGATGTACCTACAGATCCGACCTTGATGATCATGCCCCAGTTGCAAGATAATTTTAGAATTCTAGATGAGCAGGCCCAGGCAGCAGTCCAGGCAGGTCCTACTCCAGAAGCACCCAGTACTGGACTCAACCAACCAACAGCAGCTCAAAAATTGGAGAATAGATAATGCCTAGTGGATACAAAGCAGCCTTCCCTGGTGGAGACACTGGGGCACTTACCATCGATGGTACGGATAGCACCATCTATACAGATCCTATCGTTGTCCCTAACGGTTCCGTATTTGCCTTCCAGGTACAGTATACTACAGCTGGATCTGACCTAGTTACTACGACTAGTGAACTACAGGAGACCTGTATTCCTAATCCAGTGTTGACTACGGATGACGATTGGGTGACTAGCACTGATGTGACCATTGCAGCGGCGGCTAGTGCGGCAGCACAGGAGCTGTTCAATGTGGGTAACCTGGGCTCGGCTATGGTCCGGTTCAAGTTCGTCCGTAGTGCCGGTAGCGGTACTGTGAGGATCTACTGGAGCATCAAGAAGACTCACTAAGATGGCGTTGAAGACTGGCCTATACCTGCCCAATAGTAATGGGTTGCAGACGGGGTTGAACACCGGCAGGACTGAGTATCCAGAGGCTGGCGCCACCCTCCTCCACACCATCGACTGGACCCCGGCGACGTTT